TAGTAAAGATGCACAAAAATTTATATCTGATTATATTAGAACGCAGCAAAATGAGTTAAGAGAGTCAAGAGAGCAAGAACGAATACTTAACCAAGCTTTCTCTTCAACAGCAAATATTTTAGGTTCTTTAAATGATTTAAGACAACAACATCACCAGGCACAGCTTGACAGATTAGCTAGAGAAAGAGATGTTATTTTAGCTAATGATACATTAACACAAACAGAAAAAGAAAAAAGGCTTCAAAGTATATCTCATCAAGAGATGGTTGCACAAAAGAAAAAAATAAAACTAGAAAGAGATATGTTTACTCTTGAACAAACTTTAATGATTGCTAAAACAATAATGAACGCTAGATTCTATGCTCAACAACAAATAATGATGGCAGGAATACAAGCACAACAAGCAGGAGATGCAGCAACATCTATAGGTATTGAAGCCAGTAAAGAGCTAGGTAAAGCAAGTATGTCGTTAGGTAGTTTTATGTCTGCTCTAGGTCCTGCAGGTATTATTGCTTTTGGTGCTTCTATTGGAGTTGCTTTAGCAAGTATTAAAAAAGCTAGAGACGCAGCAAAAAATCAAATAGCTAATTTAGTTCCTGGTGCATCAAGTGCTGGTGGAGGTTCGAGTCCTAGTGTTCAAGCTCCTGCATTCAACGTAGTAGGTGCAACACAAACAAGTCAACTTGCACAAACTATTGCTGGTGCAGAAGATAAACCATTAAGAGCTTATGTAGTAGCTTCTGATGTATCAACAGCACAAGAACTTGAACGCAGTACAATAGAAGGAGCATCAATAGGATAATAAAACAAAATAGACCTAGTAGGGTTATTTAGATATGGAGAAAATAATAGAACTTATTATAGACGAAGAAAACGAGATTAGTGGTATTGAAGCTATCTCTGTCGTTGAAAACCCAGCAATAGAAGAAGACTTTATTGCATTAAAAGAACATAAAGATATTAAACTTGCAGAAGTAGATGCAGAACAAAGGATTCTTATGGGTCCTGCACTTATACCTAACAAGAAAATATTTAGAAAAGGAGAAGAAGATGATTACTATATATACTTCTCTGAAGATACAGTTAGAAAAGCATCTGAATTATTCTTTATTAAAAGCAAACACCAAAACTCTACATTTGAACATTCATTTGAATTAAGTGATATGTCTGTAGTAGAATCTTGGTTAATAGAAGACCCTAAAAATGATAAAGCATCTGCTTATGGATTTGACCTACCAAAAGGAACTTGGATGGTTTCTATGAAAGTATTAAATGATGATGTGTGGAGAGCGGTAAAAGAAGGAGAAGTAAAAGGATTTTCTATAGAAGGATATTTTGCTGATGGACTTGAAAGACCAAAAGAAGCTATAGAAGAAAATGCTTGTTCAGATTGTTTAAGTGAACTTAATGCAGAGTTTGAATTAGCAGAAGTATTAGCAAGTTTAACAGAAGATGTAGAACTTGAATCTTATGGAGGATATCCACAATCTGCAAAAAACAATGCTAAAAGAGGTATTGAATTAAATGAAAAATTAAATAATAAATGTGCAACTCAAGTTGGTAAAGTTAGAGCTAGACAACTTGAAAAGGGAGAGAATTTTACATTACCTACTCTTAAACGCATATATTCTTATTTGTCAAGAGCAGCTGCTTATTATGACCCAGGCAACAACGAAGCTTGTGGAACTATTTCATATTTATTATGGGGTGGTAAATCAATGCTTAACTGGACAACATCTAAACTAAAAGGACTTGATGCAATAGAAGCTGCATCAACAATTATAGATGGAAGAGCTGCCTATTCAACACAGGAAGAAGCAGAGAAAGCTGCTGAAGATATAGGTTGTTCAGGGTATCATACACACGAGTACGAAGGAGATGTGTGGTATATGCCTTGTGAGGAACACAATCTAAAAGCTCCGTGTCAAGATGGATATGAGCAAATAGGAATGAAAGATAAAGATGGTAGAAAGGTTCCTAATTGTGTTCCAATAAAATGAAAAAAAGAAATAAAAAAGCAACGTTAAGTTATTCTTCTCCTAGAACTACATCAAGAGGATGTTTGTGTCCAGATGGAAGAACATATTCAAGAAAATGTTGTGATGGTACACTTGAAGCACAAGGAATAGGAAGCATACACAAAACAACCAACTTTATGTTGCAAGAGGACAGAAGTTTTATATTACAAGAAAATAACAGTAAAATCATATTATAATGGCAGATAAAAAGATTTCAGCATTAACTGAAGCAACAACAATAACATCAACAGATGTTTTACCAATAATTAACAGTAATGAAACTAAAAAGGTGAAAACTGAAACAATTTCTCATTATAGTCAAACTGGATGGGCAAGGTATCAAGATGATGTTTATGATTCAAATAACAAATTAGCTTTATCAAGCGAAACCCAAGTAACTTTACCTAATAATGCAGCAATAACTACAAAGAGTGCTGATTTTGTTTCTTTTTACGACAATTCAACTACTAAACTTCTTGGAGATAATTTAAATGATGTATTTATTATTACTGTAGAATTTAAAGCATCTGCATCTAATACACAAAACACTCATTTAGATTTAAGTATTGTAAATGGCGGTGGAAATGTCCAAAATTTAGATATGGTAGTTCCTTTTTACAAAGGTAACAATGAAACACAACAAGAACACAAGTTAATTCAATATTATATTGACCAAAGTTTTATTGATAACGGAGCAACATTAAAAATACAATCACACGGTGGTTCGGCAAATATTTGGGACATAGAATATTTTATTCAAAGAACTCAAAGGTATTTTTAAAAATACAACAAAGTATTTAAAATCAGTAATAACTATAAATAAGTATCTTATGAAAGCAAGTGAAATTGTAACTAAAATCAAAGATGTTCTTTTATCAACTAATTCAGAAGAAGAAGTAACTACTCCTGAAGTAGAATTAAAAGAAGAAGCTCCTAAAGCTAAAAAGAAAGAAGCTAAAGTGGAGATTAAAGAAGAGGTTCCTGCTGAAAATGTAACTAAAATAACATATTCTGCTGAAGAACCTACTAACGAACTACAAGAGGATGTTTACGAAGAAGACATCGTAGAAGATGCTCCTGCTGTAGAATACGCTACTAAAGACGAAGTTTCAGAACTTAAGGCTATGGTAGAGAAATTAAGAGGTATGATTGAAGCTAAAGAAGAAGCTCAACAAGAAGTTCCACAAGAACTATCTGCTGATGAACCTGCTGAAGCAATCTCTCATTCACCAGAAAACGAAGTAAGTGAAAAAATTGGTGTTAGGTTTTCTCCAAACGCAAATAAAAACACGACTTACAACAGAGTATTAAACGCAATAACTAATAATTAAATTAATTTAAAATGGCAACAACAACTTCAATAACTACTACTTACGCTGGTGAATTTGCTGGGAAATATATTTCTGCAGCTTTATTATCAGGTAAAACTTTAGCAGAGGGGAATATTACAGTAGTACCTAATGTTAAATATAAGCAAGTAATGAAAAAAGTGGCAACAGATGATATCGTTAAAGACGCAACTTGTGATTTTGATGACACATCAACACTTACTCTTACTGAAAGAATCTTAACTCCAGAAGAATTCCAAGTGAACCTTGAGTTATGTAAGAAAGATTTTAGAAGTGACTGGGAAGCTGCACAAATGGGATATTCTGCATTTGACAACTTACCATCTTCTTTCTCTGACTTCTTAATTGCACACGTTGCAGATAAAGTAGCTCAAAGAATGGAAACTAACATCTGGACAGGTACTAACGCAACTGCAGGTCAATTTGATGGATTCATCACTACTTTAGGTGCTGATGGTGATGTTAATGACGTAACTGGAACTGCTTCAACAGCAGCTAACATTATTACAGAGCTTGGTAAGATAGCTGACGCTATTCCTTCTACTGTATATGGTTCAGAAGATATGACTATCTACTTACCTTCTAATATGTATAGAAACTACGTTAGAGCTTTAGGTGGATTTGGTGCTTCAGGATTAGGAGCAGCAGGTACTGACAACAAAGGTACACAGTGGTATAATGGTGGTGCTGGTCTTCAGTTTGATGGTATTCAAATTGCATTAGCAACAGGATTATCTGACAACGATGCTGTAGCAGCACAAAAATCAAACTTATTCTTCGGTACAGGTCTATTATCTGACCAAAATGAAGTAAAAGTAATTGATATGGCTGACCTTGACGGTTCTCAAAACGTGAGAGTTGTTATGAGATTTACTGCTGGTATTCAGCACGGAATTGGTGGTGATATTGTATTATACGCTACTGCATAATAAATAATTGTTCAACTTAAGAAAGGGTAGGTAAGCCTTGAGCCTACCGCCCTTTTTTTATATAAAAAATAAAAATTATGGCTTGTGATTTAACATTAGGAAGAAAAGAACCTTGTAAAGATGTCGTTGGTGGTATAAAAAACGTATATTTTACTGATTTTGGTGATTTTGGAACTGTAACATTAACAGATGACGAAATTACTGATATGTCAGGTACTTTTACAGCATTTAAGTATGAAGTAAAAGGAAATTCATCATTAGAGCAGACTGTTAACGCTTCAAGAGAAAACGGAACTGTATTCTATGAGCAAACACTTAACTTAACTCTTAAGAAGTTATCTAAAGAAGATAATAAAGAATTAAAGTTATTAGCTTACGGAAGACCTCACGTTGCTGTTGAAGATTATAACGGAAACGTAATGGTTGTAGGACTTGAACACGGTGCAGATGTATCAGGAGGTACAATTGTAACTGGTGCTGCAATGGGAGACTTAAGTGGATATACATTAACATTAACTGGTATGGAAACAAAACCAGCTAACTTTGTAGATTCACCTACAGCAGCTGACCCATACGCAGGTATGTCAAGTGCAACTGTAACTGTAACAGTAGGTACGAACTCTTAAACATAGGAGATTTTCTTAAACATAGAAAGGGGACTTTAATAGTCCTCTTTTTTTTTGAACAATATTAAGCTTTATAGGTTATATAAGTATGATAAGACTATCACCTACAACATCATCTCAAACAATTAGCATAATACCTAGAGTATATACGGTTGCAAGTGACTTATCTATGGTTATCGTAGAAGACGGCACAAGAAAAACACAAACTATAAATAGTATTACATCTTCTTTATCATCTAATGGTAATTTCTTGCAGATGTCTATAGCTTTTAGTATTTTAACAGCTGAAAACAGTTATTCGTTTGAATTGAAACAAGGAAGCACATTATTATACAGAGGAAAAGCATATTGTACTTCTCAAACCGATAATACAACAGACCACACCTTAAACAGTAATAAATACAATGAGTATGTTGGTACTGATACGGATGACCAAAAATACATAATATTATGAGCGAAATAAAAGTAATAAATTTATCTGGGTACGAAGTACCAACTATTAAAGAATCACCAAGAAATGATTGGATAGAATATGGTGATAATAATGACTATTTTGGTGAGTTAATAGAAAGATATTTAGGAAGTCCTACTAATTCAAGATGTGTTAATGGTATAACAGATTTAATTTACGGTAGAGGATTAAATGCAACAGATTCAGAAGAAAATTCTGTTCAGTTTGGACAGATGGAAGCTTTATTAAAAGATAAAGATGTAAGAAGAATTGTAAGTGATTTAAAGTTATTAGGTCAAGCTTCTATACAAGTTGTTTACAATAAAGCAAAAACTAAAATTATGCAACTACAGCATTTTCCTGCTGAAACATTAAGAGCAGAAAAAGCTAAAAATGGAAAAGTTGAAGCATATTATTATCATCCAAAGTGGAGTGAAATTAAACCTAATGATAAACCAAAAAGAATACCAGCCTTTAAATTTGGTAAAAAAAGTGAAAAAGTAGAGATATATTATATAAAACCATATAGAGCTGGATTTTATTATTACTCTCCTGTAGATTATCAAGGAGGATTACAGTATGCAGAATTAGAAGAAGAGATAGCGAATTATCATATAAATAACATACAGAATGGTCTTGCTCCAAGTATG